GAGACCCAGAAGACCTCGCCGCAGTTCTTCACCATCCTGAACTTCATCCTGGCGTTCTGTCCGACGCATCCGTCGGAGCAAGCACTCATGACGCGGTTCGCCCGGATCGGCGTCGGTGCGGGCCTGCCCTTCGACGCCAGCACGCTCGCGCCGGAGGTGCAGGCGGCCATCGACCAGGGGATGGCCGATGCCTGGCAGGAGTTCGCGGCCTTGCAGCAACGCATCGATGCGAAGGACGTGACCTCCGGCGACCTGTTCGGTACACGGGAGTTCTTACAGAACAACTACCTCTATCGCATGGCCGCCGCCATACTCGGCATTTACGGCAATTCGAAGCAGGAAGCGATGTATCCGATCTACAGCGTCGATGCCGACGGCCAGAAACTGGATGGGACCAAGCGCTACGCCGTACGCTTTGGGCCGGGCCAGCTGCCGCCCGTCCACGCCTTCTGGTCGCTGACAATGTATGCCCTGCCGTCGAGCCTCCTCGTGGCGAATCCGCTCAACCGCTACCTGCTCAACTCGCCGATGCTCCCGCAGTTCACGCGCGATGCCGACGGCGGGCTGACGCTGCTGATCCAGCACGACTCCCCTGGCCAGGACAAGGAAGCGAACTGGCTGCCCGCGCCGCAGGGGCCATTCTTCATGGCCATGCGCCTCTACTGGCCGAAGGACGAAGCGCTGGACGGCACGTGGACGGCGCCGCCGCTGCAAGCGATGTCATAGCCCCAGGGAGGGCGCGGCGGCGCAGCGCTGGACCGGCTCATCAAGGACGCTGCGACACGCGTACCACGCGTGTCGCAAGACGCACAATGCGCCTTTACCCAGATTGCCCCATTCTGGGTAAAGTGAACGGGCTCCTTGCCAACGCGCTTACCGGAAATTTCCCGCTGTTTGCGGCGGAGGGCCAAACAGGGTGACAGGGCAGCTCTGTGTGGAAAACTCGGCGCTCTCTGGCTGTATCACATTACAACAAAAGCGATTCCGCCTTAGCGTGCATTTTTACATGATTTTGCCCGCTACCCTAGTCGGCCTCGGGCGCATCGAGCGCCGTCAGCTTGCCGCTCTGGCGCAAGTCGTAGGAGGTAAAGCGGCCCTTGCTGATAAAGAGCTGCACGCCACCGTCTTCTTGCCGCTCACACTGCTGCGCCAACTTCTCGAGCAGGGCTGTCGAGAGACCGTGCTTTTGCAAGATGCCGAGCAACGTAATCGCCGAGCGTACAGGCGTCTCACTCATGCGCTCGCGGCTCCAATCTGCACCGTGACAGTACAGCGACAGTGCGGGTGTGCGGTCGGGTAGAGGATGGGACCGAGCGGGGTCTGAAAGGGCTGCTCCGGCCCGACACCGTCAGGATTCATCTCGGGAATCTGCGCACAGATGGGGCAGGCGTCATCGGCGGGCAGCCAGAAGCGGCGAATCTCCTCGGGATCGACCAGGCCGTAGTCAATCGCTTGCTGCATGGCGGCGTGCGCCCCACGTGCGCTGGCATCGATGGTCTCGGTGCGGGCAATGTTCTGGGCGCGGAGGTTGAGCGCTTTGTCGCGAGCTTGCTGCGTGATCACCGCTATATCACGCTCCGAGTGTCCCTCAGCGCTGAGCTGCTCCTCAAGACCCTCAATGCGTGACTCCTGACGCGGCGTGAGACCGATTGCGCCCCGTAAGCGCTGCGCCAGCTCTTCTATGCCCTGCCCTTCACTCCAGCCGCGTTGCAGGATGGTGCGCACCGTCTCTAGCGTCGTGTCCGAGATGTTTGTGATCTGGGTGCCAACGTACTGCATGAGGTCATGCTCTATGCGCTGTGTGCGGCGCAGTGGAAAGCTCTGACCGACGAGCTGCTCGGTGTCAGGGTGGGCAGTTTCGGCTGCACGATAGAGCACGTCACGCACCAGCACGGGCAAGAGGTTCCGCGCTTCTTGTTCACCGTAGGTACGCCATGTATCGCGCATGAGGGTGTCTGCGGGCAGCATGTTGCTGCTCTGCAGTGCGTCTACCATGTCTGACTGCTTCACCTGTGCCCTGACGTCCAGAAAAAGCCCGTGCCAGAGTGTGGTGAAGTCGCCCTGGGCGCTCTCAGCCACAGAGCGCAGCCTGGTGCTGAGGGGCAGACGGCGGCGGGCATGCACGTGCAAGGGGCTGCTGGGTTCGACATAGACGAGCTGGGTGCGCAGCGGCATAGCTATAACTCGTCCGGATCAGGCTCGAGCCTGACTGTCGTGAGGGCTTTGCTGGCGTCCAGGCCGAGATAGGTGGACACAAAGACCTCAGGCGCCACTACCGTCGCCGCGGCGCCCGGCGCGTAGCTGTTCAGTGCTGCAGCCACTTTCTGCGCCACGTCGGCTTGCTGCGGCTCGGACAGCGCAAAGAGATTGGCCCACTTCACAACGTAGGTCGGCGGCGTCGGTAACGCCTTGTACGTGATGAACCAGTCAGCCAGGGGCCGGAGCTGCTCCGGCTCCGCCTTTTGCTGCTGACGTTGCGAAATGCGCTGCAGCCAGTTCTCCTCATCTTTCTCCGACGCGAGCTGGCCGCGCTCCGAGCCCGTCAGGATGCGCTTGGGCAGACCCGTACAGGCGGCGATGAGGTCAATTAAGACCTCAAAGTGCTCTTTCGGGGACTGCGCCGCGCCGTTGAGGGCCGTCACGTCCATGCCCTGCACACGCACGAACGAGCGCAGCTCGTGAATAAACTCGTCAATCTCGTCACTGAGTCCCTGTTCGTCGTCAGGATCAACCTCGCCGTCGTCACGCATGCTGAAAATCAGGCGTCGTTTGGCGTCTTGCCAGAAGCCCTCCGCACCACCCCCGACCACCTTGAGCAAATCGTCCAAGCGATCATAGATGGGCTCTAAGCGCGGGATACCATAGATCTCATCGTCTAACTGATCGTCCGCAAAGTGCAGGACACGGCTGGCGTGCACGAGCGCGGTGCCTACGGGGAGCTGGGCTTGTCTGGCGTCAGAGGCACGGCCCAGATTGATGCGGTAGTGGGAGGGCTTGCCGAACTGCTCTGAGCCGGGATTGCCCTCTAAGCGGTCAATTTTCGCCCACTCTTCCGAGTAGGGCACGAGATAGAGCACGTCGTCAGGACTGCGCACCGGGCGGGCCGGCTGATCCAGTGCGGGCTGATGGCGCAAGCCGATGAGGAGCACGCTGTACTGACCGAGTTGCGCCAGCTTGTCCGCCTGCTGCAGCTTGGCAAAGATGCGCAAGCGCTTCGCCAAGGCTTCCCACGCCGTCTCAAATGCGGTCTTGTCGTGCGGCTCTAAGCTCTCTAACAGTTCAGGCGGCTGGCTCCAGGTGGCTTCGGGATAGGCCGACACGATGCGATGGGAGATGTCTTGGCGGATATAGCGAATCTTAAAGTCTTCATACTGCAAGTCGTCTTTGTAGCCTAAGATCATGTGCGTGCGTCTGACGCCGTCAAACATGTTGCCCAGCCGCTGCGCCATGGCCGCGCGGGAGATTTGCGCGAACGCGCGCAAGGCGTGACGCGTCAGCAGGGTAGCGCGCTGCGCTTGATTGGACGGAACAGTGTGGCCGTTGCTCTCACTCATAGCGGGAGGTCCTCTTTGCGCGGCTTGGTCAGTGCAAGATGCACGAGCGCCCTCACGGGCATAATGGCATAGGTGTACATATAGCTCACGTGCGCCCCCACGCTCTGACACGCTTGCGTTGCTCTCCGAGCATCAGTTCAGTCAAGCCCCACACCAGCGCATCCATACGGTTCGGAGAGGGGGCACCCGGTACGGGTGTCCAGTTGCACATCTCATCCTCAAGCGCCGTAAACGTGCCAACGTGGTGCACTTCGGGCTGGTGCTTGTCAGTCACAGCATACAGCACTGAGACGGGCTCGGCACGGGCGTACTTGCCGTGTGACGCCCACACCGTCTTGACCTTGACCTTCTTGTCGATGTGCCGAATAGTACTCTCGACCATCTCGCCGCCATGGTTCTTTTCCGGCACAATGCAATCGGCCTTGTACTTATAGTACCCTGCAATCGACGCTTCAGCCCATGCTTCCGGCGCACCCGTGGTGCTGATGTCTTCCAGCACGTAGCCGTGGCCGTCCTCACCGAGCCCCGCGACGATGACGCCGGCGTTGTGGCCCGGGTCAATCGCCACCACGATGCGAGTAAGCTCGGGCACTTCACGCACACGGCCCTGTTCGATGTCGGCAAGCTTCCACAGGGCGCCTGGTGTCTCTTCCAAATCTTGCGCCAGAATCTCTTGGCGGTAGGCGAGCGACGTCATGTCCTCGGTGATCTCGTCTAAGGCTTCACGGGAGAGATACGGATTGTCATGCGAGGTGAACGTGTAGCACTGCCAGCGGCCGCTCGTATCCTGGCTGCGCTCTTTGAACATTTTGGACGCATGGCGCGGATCATGCGCCTTGCTCTTGCCAGCGGTGCGAAAGGACGGCGGCGTGTAGCCGAAGACCGCGTCGCCATTCGTGTCTAACATCATCGGGGCCCCGACGACACCCCACGCATCCTCATTCATGAGCTGGA